CAAAATCACCCATGTTTATCTCCTATTTGTTTTGAGTTTTGTTAGTTTATTTTCACAAGCTACAAGTCTTTTACCTATCTCACTTCTGATAAAATTATCATAGTCGTTTCTGTTTTCAGATTTAAATTCCATTATTAATTTTTTAACAGTGGTCAAATCTGGTTTCTTAGATGATAGATGAACCTCAATAGCTTCAATTCTATTACCTAAAGAAATTTGTTTTCTTGTCATGCCTACTTCTTTTGCTGTGGCTTTATATAGTGGGTCGGCATTATAACCATCTTCACTATCCTTTGCTTCAACCTCATCATCTTTCATGCCTGTTTTTAAATTTAAAGCATTTAAAAAAGCATACTTTCTTGCATAAGACATACAGTTTCCTGAACCATATTTATCTGTTTTTGCGATAGCATGAGTTTCAATTTCAATAAAAGATTTTGGATTATCTACATCTACAATAGTCATCTTACAAGTTGTTTGCACAAACATATCTTGTATGTTGAAATCTTTATAAGTGCAGTATGGATATAAACCATTTTTATTTAAGACCTCCATAGCCACAGCTTGTACTGCGTCATGCTCTAATGGATTAAAATTCATTCCACCTTTTTTTTCTGTCTTCTTAACCATTCTTGCTTCTTCTGAAGCAGATTTTAATTTTTGATAAATATTTTTAGTCAAATTGTTCCTTCCTTTCCTTTTGCATTACCAATGATTTCTTCTTTTTCTTTTTGTTTTTCATCATCATAAACTTCTTTAGCTTTATCCTTGATTAGCTTTTCAAGAACTCTACTGTTTATAATTCTTTTTATGTCTTCTGGTGATATACCATCACAAACTATCATAGAACTCCTCTAGTTTTTGTATGTCTTCATCTTGTATAGTGTTAAGTATAGGATTGTTTTCTCTATTTCTTATTTCAGACCAATCAATCCCAATTATCATGGCTAACTTTTTTATATCTCCATCTGCCATTCTTAACATTTCTTGTCTTCTAATATTGATCTGAATGTATTTTTCAAAGAAGTATTTTAATCCTGCTGGACTTAACTCATAACAATTATCTTGATTAAATATGGTGTAGTTTTCTTCATCAGCATAAACTAAGTGAGGTTTATAATTTGGTAATGACTTTGAATATACTGCTGTTTGTATGCAGTGTGTAAATTGTGGTGATCTAATTTTTTGAGACTTTCTCCATTTCCAAGTAGAATTACCTTTTTTATCTTTATATTTATATACTGAACCAAATCTATTTTTATGTTCAGATAGTTTTTGTAAAAATTCAGAGGCACAATCTACATATAATTCTGTTTCTATACCTAGATGTTTGCTAAAATATTTTTCATCATACCACTCACTAAAAAATAATTCACAATTCCATTTATCAAGATGTGCGTTATTAGATATTTCTATAAGTGCATTGATATGATTTTGCACATATTGAATAATTCTTTCTTTTATAAAATTAGCTTTTGCTTTTTCTTTTTCACTTAAATCAATTTCAATTATTGATTTATTAAAATCTTGCTGCACATCTTCTATCTTCATTTTCTTTTGTATAATTTGTTGAAAATAATGGTGTACTTTTGTCCCAGCATGAAAACTAATGCTTGGTTTCTGTTTTTTGAATTTTGCGTAAAGAGAAAAAGGATATTTTAAAAACCAAACCCAATCACTTAAAGCTGATTGACTTGCTGATATGGTTGCTTTCTTGAAATCCCCTTTAATCCAAGCTTCATCTATAAACCTTTCTGGCATAGACAACTTATTTACTATTTATATTAAGATGTCAATAAGTATTTGCAATTAGTTTTAGAATGGTTATAAGTTATATACAAGATATTGTTATGACAATTAAGGGTTGCACTATATATGGATTATCCAACTATTGAATTGAAGTGGGAAGAAATATTATCTTCTGCTATTACTGGACTTTTGCGACAGACAGAAAGCATGAGACAGAATATAAGCTGGGGTCATGGAGCTAATTTTGATATTTATAAGCAGTGGGGTATGACAGTATCAGGTTCTATATGTGAACAAGCACTTGCAAAAAAAATGGACAGCTACTTTACACATTCAGTTAATAATTTTAAAGGTTCTGATTTACATATTGACGGAAAGAGCATACAAGTTAGATCGCAACTTATGACAAAAAAAACCAACAATCTTATCATAAGACAAGGGTATAAAGAAAGTGATTATTATTTTTTAGTCGGTGATGATACTCCAAAATATACATTTTTTGGCTACATTTCTGCAAAAGATATAACTAGAAAAGGTTCATGGACTAACTTTAATATTACAACAAGACCTTATGTTTGGTCTGTACCTATTGAAAAATTAAAACCAATAGAGGAGTTTAAAAATGAGTGATAAAATAGAATGTAGATTATTAAAACCTTTCGGCTCAACGATTGCTAAGTCATCTTTGCCAAAAGAATTAATTGAAGATTTTTTAAAAGATTTATACGACATAAGGCAAAACCCAGACAAAGCAAAACAATATGCCTTTGATGATAAACTTGCTGGAACTATTTATAAACAATTATTAATTAGTCCAGAAGTTATGTTGAAATGGAAGCAAAAATACTTTGACCATATTATTAAACATTATGTTGAAAGCCATTATAAAAATAATAAAATGGCAAGATGTGTAATTAATTCTGCATGGACAAATACACAAAAGAAAAATGATTATAACCCATTACATACCCACACACATTTCACTAACAAAGCTTTAAGTCCAGACTTGTCTTGTGTTGGATATTTAAAATTACCTAAAATGAAACCTCATATTAATGCACCCAAACATCATCAGGTTGGAGGGTGGATTGAGTTTTGTGAAGGGTCTGAAAACATTTTCAATAATGCTAATTATTTGGTACAACCTATGTTGGCAGACTATTATTTGTTTCCAGCAAATTTAAAGCATTTTGTTTATCCATTTAATAGTGATGATACAACTGCTGAGAGAATATCTTTTAGCTTTAATACTACTATTATATTTGATGAGATGACCCAAAATGAACAAAAGTAAACCATTCTTAAAAGTAGAGCATGAATTAATAGACGATCAGGTTTTAACACCTACTCAGAAATGCCTTTTAATGCTCCTTAGAAGGCTCAGGACTGCTCCTAAAGGGTGTACCCCTAGCCATCTGTATCTAAAGAAAAGATTGAAGCTTAAATCGTCTAAAACTTTGGTGAGAAATTTGGATAGATTGCAGTTATTGGGTCATATAACATGGCAAAATAGAGGCAAAGGTAAAACCAATAGATTTATATTTAGAGATAATCCTGATTTTCAATCAATCCTTTTGCACAACCTACGATTAAGAACTAAAATGAGTAAGCAACAAAAGATTTTGTACGAAAAAAGAAAGTTAAAACAAGCAGAGAAAGAAGGGGTCATCTTGTTGAAACAAGCTAGGAAGGTCTAGCAGTGAGGGTGAAACTTTTGCACCTAGATAGGTGAAATAATTACACCTGATATAAAGATATAATATAAATATATACTAGTTAGAATATGGCTAATAAAAAGTTAATACACAATATTATTAACAAGACTAGGAAGTCTTTTGACTTCCGATACCAACAAGCAATCAACAGAAACAAGAAGCAACTACCGAAAACACCCCCCCTGCCTAGTCTATTGAACTATTTAGACAGTATTAATATCTCTGACGCAGAAATTGACCGAATTGTCAGGGAATATTGGGAAGCTGTTGAAAAAAATCCTAGCTTAGAAAAAGAAATTGCAGATAAGCTCAAGATCAAGTATAATAAAAATGTTTAAACACAATATCTAGGTATTTAACTATCTTCTCAAAGATAGTCAGGACAGGGGGAATCTTACCCTTTCTTTTTCCCCCTGCCTACCTCCAATTAATTTAGTGTAGCTTCTTCTCTATCAGCTTTTGCTTGAATAACTTTATGTGTAGTGATTGATTGTAGCTTATTATTCAATTCATCTTTGACAGTATGAATACAAGCTTCATCTAGCCACCTAAAAAGACACTCCTCAACGACCCAACTCATAACCACAGTAAAACCATAATCAGCTTTAACTTTCTTCCATTGATTACTTGCTTCAACGGACATCATGGCTTCATCTAGTTTTTTCATAACTAAAGTATGAAGTTTCATTAGGTCTTGTTCTTTTTGCTTTTTGCTTTTCCTCATTTTTCCTCCTTTACTTCTTCTAGTTCTGGGTCAACATAATCGTTAAAATCAGTAAATTCTAAATCACCTATATTTGCATGATCTATTTTACCTTTTTTATTACCCCAATATATTTCCCATGCTTCATCTTCATTTGTAGCATAAACAACTGTGTTTCTACTCATAACTGGCATTGAATTAATTATATATTTTTTCATTATCCCTCCCCTTTTTGTTCAAGTGTGCAATCTATATAATGAAACAATTCATGACCCAATTCTGTATCGTTGCCACAATTTTCTTGCTTGTTCCAAAAGACTAAATACTTTCTTGAACTAGGATATTTTTCAATATATTTCCAAAAAATATTATCAGCTTCTTCCATTTGTTGTTCTCTTAACTGTATATCTTTTTTATTTATTTTGTTTATTTCCTTATCAACCCAATTATAATTAATATCTTTCATTATCCCTCCCCATTGCATTGTAATTCAAGGTCATATTCTTTGACCACCAATTTAGCTGTCATACCTTGCATTTCTTTTTCAAGATCAACAATAGTACAGTCGCTAGTGTTCCTTGTAGGTGGTTTAATAACATAACCATGAATTTGTTTGTCTCTATGATAAACTATGTCCCCTTTTCTAAGCATATTATTTTTCCAATACCTTATAAAACTCACCACCTTTAATAAAATTATGTAGAGAAGTCATTATTTCATTATAATATTTATTATAATCAAAATTATAATCATAACTTAATTGTTCAATGACATATTTATAACCTTCTTTGTCAAAAACATTATACCAATCTTCATAATATTTTATGTATCTTGAAACATCTTTATTTTTTATAGGTAAATACATTTTGTCCTTTCTTGTTTTTATATTTTTTTTTGTTTCACTTTCTAACCAAAGTA